GCTTCTCTGATCCTAGAGGTATCTTCGGATCTCCAGGTGTATAATCAGTAAGGTTATAAACCATTTTAAGGGGCGCTTCGGCGCCCCTTTTTATTTGCATAAAGTATTTAAAAAGCGTATACTCGCTAATCTGCGATAAAAAACTAATGTAGACGCGCGCAGGCGACGGCCTAGAGACTACATTAAACACAACTAGGAGGATTAAATCATGGCTTCAACAACTTTTTCCGGACCGATTAAGGCTGGAACAATTAAAGAAACTACCGGGTCTACTCTCGGTAAAGACGTAAAAAACACAGGACAAGTAGTAATGTCTCAAACACACTTGATTGATTTATCAGGTGGTGCAATTGCTGCAGGAGCAACTAACATGGTTATTCCAGCAAATTCACAAATTATAGACTGTATTATAGATTCTGTTGTTGCTGCATCAGGTGCAACCAATTTAAGTATTGGTGACACTGTAGGTGGAGCTACATCAATACTTAACACTTTTGCACTAGGTACAGCTGTTGGTAGAAAAAGACCAACAACAGAAGCTGGTGGTGCATTAGCTTGGTCTGATACAGGTTCTGCTGATATTAAGTTAACTATAACTGCTTCAGCGGCTACGAATGCCGGATCAACTAGAGTTACAATTCTGTACGCACAGAATAACAACTTAGGTTAATAAATAATTAATGTGGGGCTTCGGCCCCACATATTTTAAGGAGATTATATTATGTCAGGTGGCGGATCATTTACATCAGATCAAAGGACAGCTCACGCAACGGCTGATGGACAGTTAGTTACTGGCCCTTGTAGAGTTACATCTATTCAAGCAGAAGGCGTAGCAAACGCAGCTGTTGTATTGTATGACAATACTTCTGCAGCAGGAACAGCTCACACTTTTAAATTTGGCACGGAAGGACTAAGTGTTTTTATTCCTGGAAGTGGTATAAGATTTAAAACAGGTTGTTTTTTAGATTTAACAGCTACTCCAGGCGTTACTGTAACATTTAACTAGGAGGTTAGATGGCAACATCAGGTACTACTAATTTTGAGAGTGGTTTCTTAATTGATGATATTATTGAAGAGGCTTACAATCGCGTAGGCCTCGACAGTGTTAGTGGATATCAATTAAAATCAGCAAGACGTTCTTTAAACATAATGTTTCAAGAGTGGGCCAATAGAGGTTTGCATTATTGGGAGCTAGGTAATCTTGAAATTGATCTTGTTGAAGGACAAGCTGAATATAAGTTTTTTAGAAACTCTGCTGATGGCACAAGTGCTACGTCTATCCCTAATGGCGTTTATGGTGTAGATGATGTTTTAGAAGCTGCCTATAGAACTAATAGGGCTACAACCAGTCAATCGGACTCTTCTTTAACAAAAATAGACAGAAGTACATATCAAAGTTTATCTAATAAACTTAATAAAGCTCAACCTACACAATACTACGTTCAAAGATTTATAGATAATACTACAATTAGTTTTTACCCAACTCCGGACGCTACAGCGGCTGCAAACCATATTACAATGTACTATATTAAACGTATTCAAGACGTAGGCGGATACAGCAACAATGCTGATGTTCCTTATAGATTTGTTCCTTGTATGACTTCAGGGCTTGCATACTATTTATCTCAAAAAGTAAATCCACAAGTTACTCAACAATTAAAAATGTTGTACGAAGATGAATTAAATCGTGCATTAGTTGAAGATGGTTCTTCAACAAGTACTTTCATAACACCAAAAGCATATTACCCAGATGTCTAAGTTTGCATCAGGTAAATACGCTAAAGCTATTTCAGACCGAAGCGGTATGGAGTTTCCATATAATGAAATGGTAAAAGAATGGAATGGTTCTTTTGTACATAGGTCAGAGTTTGAATCAAAACATCCACAACTAGAACCAAGAGCTCATTATGGTGATGCTCAAGGTTTACAAAATGCAAGACCTGCTAGAACAGAACCACCTGTAGCACATCTTTTAGCAGAGGATTCTATGGCAGCAGGACCGGTAGATTCTATTTTAGTTACAGTAAATCAACCGGCGCACGGATATAGCACCGGGGACCGCGTTAGATTTAGAGGAGCAGACCCACACTTTCCAGACTATCCACAAGTGGCTAGAGTCGATGCAGATAATATAAATGATGCTAGAGGACACTTGGTTACAAAAGTTGATGACAATAATTATACTTTTAGTCCTAATGATTTAGTAGAACAGTTTTTAACTGACAACTGTGTTCCAGGAACTACAACTGTTTATGTAGACATGGACGGAGTGCAAACAGAGTACTATCAAAAAGTTGCTTCTTACCTACAGTCTGTCGGACAACTTCCTCTTGGTGAATGGTACGACATGACTCCAGCTGATGAACTAGCAGCTATTGCATCTATTCCTGGTACTCCTGGTTGGTTTGCAGCTTTAGATAAAAGAGCAGAAGCTGACGCATTAGTTGATCTAGTAATTGCTAAAAATGGTAGTTGGGATGTATTAACTACAGATGCCGGCACAACTGGTAACGCAGCAAAACTATCTTGGGTAACTACAAATTTTGGTACTCCTGGATCAGGTGTAGGCAGGGCTCCAGCAACTTTTACAGCCGCAGCAAACTTTAATAAAGGAGTTTACGGAGGCCCTAACAAACTACTAATTGATGATAGAACAGATTATGTTAATCAATTTGTAAATGCTGGAGGTAAAGCCTTTAAATATTATGAAAGTGGTGGTATAAGAAACTTTGGAGGGACAGGAAAATCAGTAGGACCTGTTACATTATTACCATGACCACATACGCAGAATTAGTAACACAAATTAGAGATTATTCAGAGACAGATAGTGCTGTTTTAACTACAACTATTATTAATGATATTATTGCAAATGCAGAAGACAAAATATTTAGAAATATAGAATTAGATTGTTTTAAAGAATACATCAGCGGTAATACAGCTGCTAATAACAGATTTGTAAGTTTACCGGGACAAACTACTTCTGCTACTACACCTACAATTAGTGATATTGCAACAATCAGATATGTGACTCTTTATACTAACTCAGGTACGAAAGAAAGATCTGAGCTTGTAAGAGTAGATGTTGATTTTTTAAATGAATACTATCCAACCCCAGAAGTAGGTTCAACTGCTAAGCCTAGATACTATGCGACTTGGGATATGGGTAAAATAGCTATTGCGCCTACACCAAATGCGGTGTATAAATTTGAGATTGGTATTACTAAAAAACCTACAGGCTTAAGTTCTAGTAATACGACTACATGGGTCAGCGTCAATGCTGAACGTGCTTTATTATATGCCTGCATGGTTGAGACTTTTAAATTTTTAAAAGCACCACAAGATCAACAAGTTTACGAGCAAGCTTATGCTACAGCTGTACAAGAGCTGGCTCAAGAACAGTTGGGTAAAAAACGAAGAGACGAATATAGAGATGGAAGTTTACGGATTAAAGTTCCTTCTCAAAACCCTTAATAGGAGAAAATTATGGCAATATCACAAGCAGTTTGTAATGTTTTTAAACAAGAGCTTTTAAAAGGTAATCACGACTTTGACGGTGGTGGCACTTACTATATTGCGCTTTATACTTCTTCAGCAACTATGGGTGCAACTACTCTAAAATATGTAACAACTAACGAAATAACAAACGCTTCTGGTTCTGCTTATACAGCAGGTGGAAAAGTTTGTGGCAGCCCATCAGTAACTGGTGGTCAAAACTCTACTACTGCTTTTGTTGACTTTGATAATGTTAGTTGGGCTAGTGCTTCATTCACTGCGAATGGTGCATTAATTTACAGACAAGATGGTAGTGGACCAACTAATGATGCTGTTGTTGTGTTAGCGTTCGGTGGTGACTTTACAGCTTCAAACGGAACATTTGAAATTCAATTCCCAGCAAACGGTGGTGGATCAGAGATCATCAGATTAGGATAAGGAGTTTAAATGGCCCTTGTTCTTAATGATCGAGTCAAAGAGACTAGCACCAGCACAGGTACGGGTACAATAAATCTCGCTGGAGCCTCTCAAGGCTTCACGACTTTTGTTGCTGGTATCGGTAATGGTAACACTGTTTACTATTGTATTGAGCTTGATGGTGGATCTGAATTTGAAGTAGGTATTGGTACTGTCACTGACGCAACTCCCGACACACTCTCACGTGACACAATTCTTAGAAGTTCTAACTCTAACAATGCTGTAAACTTTGGCGCAGGTACAAAAAATGTATTCTGTACACAACCTGCTAGTAAAGCAGTGTTTGAGGATGCAAGCGGTAACGTAACAGTTGCCGGCACAGTTGATGGCATTGACATACAAACTAGAGACGGAGTTTTAACTTCTACAACCACTACAGCAAATGCCGCCTTAGCTAGAACTGGTGGAACGATGACTGGTCAAATAAGTTTTGGTGATAATGTCAAAGCTAGTTTTGGAGCTGGTGACGATTTAGAAATTTTTCATGACGGTTCAAATTCAAACATAAGTGATGTAGGCACTGGAAAATTAGTACTAAGAAGTAATGGTACTGGCGTTGATATTAATAAAAACAGTTCTGAAAATATCGCTAAATTTATTGTTGACGGTGCTGTTCAACTTTATCATGACAATTCAAAAAAATTCGAAACTACTAGCACAGGAACAGATACGACAGGAAACATAGTTGTTTCAGGTACAGTCGATGGCGTTGATATCGCTGCAAGAGACGCCGTCTTAACTTCTACAACTACAACCGCCAATGCAGCTTTACCTAAAGCTGGTGGTACTATGACAGGAGCTACTATACATGGCGACAATGTAAAATCTCAGTATGGTGATAGTAATGATTTAGAAATATTTCACGATGGTACAGACAGCGTTATTAAAGACGCTGGTACTGGAAACTTAAGACTACAAGGAACGGATGTTAGAATAGCAAATGCCGGAGGAACTGGAGATTTTCTTCGTGGAACTGATGGAGGTGCTGTTGATTTATGTCACAACGGAACAGTTAAGTTTTCTACTACTGCATCTGGTGTGTCTGTAAGTGGTAATGTAGCTGTTTCTGGAACAGTTGATGGCATTGATATTGCAACAAGAGACGCAGTATTAACTTCCACAACAACAACTGCAAATGCTGCCTTGCCAAAAGCAGGTGGCACGATGACAGGTAATATTGCACATGGCGATAATGTCAAAGCTACATTTGGTGCAAGTAATGATTTAGAAATTTACCATGACGGCACTAATTCATTTATCAAAGATGTTGGAACTGGTGGATTATATTTAAGAGGTGATGCAGTTTTAGGTTTAGGTGTATCTAACGAGACAGCCGTACAATGTAATTTGAATGGAGCCGTAAATATTTATTATGATGATGTAAAGAAGTTTGAAACAACTTCTGCTGGTGTAGTTGTAACAGGAACTGTAGGAGGTGATGTTGTATCAGCACACACCGCAGAAACAAGTATTGCAAGTGATGACCTTATTGCAGTTTACGATACATCAGCAAGTGCAATTAGAAAAGCAACTATTGCAAACGCCGCTCTAGCTGGACCGACAGGACCTACTGGACCGACAGGACCTACTGGACCCCCAGGATCTAATGGATCAAATGGTTCTCCAGGACCTACAGGACCAGACGGACCTTCAGGTGGTACAGGACCGACAGGACCGACAGGACCTTCAGGTGGCACTGGTCCATCAGGACCTCCAGGACCAAGTGGTGGCACAGGACCTACAGGACCGACAGGCCCAACTGGACCAACAGGACCAAGTGGTACGATTACAAACACATCTTATCAAATGACAGCGTTAGGTGTTGGAACCGGTGCAGGACCAACGGGCCAAATTCGAGCGACCTCAAACATCACAGCGTATTACAGTGACTCGCGTTTAAAAGACTTTGAAGGACCAATTGATTCTGCTTTAGATAAAGTAAAAGCCATAGGCGGTTATTATTTTAAAGAAAATGATTTAGCCAGATCGTTTGGATATGACAACGATAAACGTCAAGTAGGTGTTAGTGCTCAAGAAGTTGAAGCAGTTTTACCTGAAGTAGTTACTGAAGCACCATTCAATTCTGAATACAAAAGTGTTTGGTATGAAAAACTTGTCCCTCTATTAATAGAGGCAATTAAAGAGTTAGAGCTTCGAGTACAAGACTTAGAGGATAACTAATGTCATTCGGTTTTGCACCTTTTGCGGCCGCACCTTTTGCTTCTCCAGGAACTCCAGGGGAAAGAGCGGTTGTCAACGTAACAGGAGTCTCATTAACAGCTACTGTTAGTAATTCATATACTGTACAAAAAACTCACTTTGTAAGTGGTTTAAATGTAACCTCAAACACAGGAACACTAACAACAAAACTTGCACCAACTGTAGCAGGCAATGCCGTAAACTCAGCAGTAGGCTCAGCAAATTTATCAGTGGGACAAACTATCTCTGTTACAGGAACTTCATCTAGTTTATCTGTAGGAACACCAAATAATTTAATTAGAATACATGAAGCGATCATAGGTGTACAAGTTAACTCAGCTGTTGGAACAGCTACTGCAACAGGTTCTGCAAATGTTGGATTAACAGGAACTTCATCTAGTTTATCTGCAGGAACGTTAACAACAACTGCTGATGCTAATGTTGCAGTAACAGGAAATACTGCTGGAGTTACTTTAGGTACGGTAGTTGAATCAGTTAAAGCAAGTGTAACAGGAAATTCTATTACTTCTGCGGTTGGCACAGTTTCGTTATCATCAGGTCACACTATTGCTGTAACAGGAACTTCATCTAGTTTATCTGCAGGAACAGCTGTACCAAAAATTGCTCCAACTATTTTAACTAATTCTCTTTTATCTTCAGTTGGACCAGCTGATCAAACTTTTGCAATTACAGTTGCTAATCCAGGATCAGGTAATGTGTTTTATGTTGATGGGGTTGCTAAACCTGCTCTTGCACTAATAAAAGGTAAAACATATACGTTTGATCAAAGTGATGGTTCAAACGGTGGGCACCCATTAGTATTTGTAACTGGTGCAGGTGCTGGATATACATCAGGAATTACTGTAACTGGAACTGCAGGACAACCAGGAGCTAAGGTTACTTTTGTAGTTCCTGAGGATGCTCCTTCTGGCTTAGCTTATGTATGTTCTGTCCACGGAGCAGGAATGGGTAATGTTGTTTCTATATCAACTTTAATCACTGTTATTGGTAATGCTAATGTTGTGGCACAAGGTAATACAGTTAATACTAGCGTTGGAACAATTACAGGTGTTCTTAAGACAAGTGTTACAGGGCAGAGTTTAAACACAAGCGTAAACAGCGTATCCATCACACTTTCTCCTACAGCCGCAGTTACAGGTGAACTTATACCTATAACAGTCAATCCATTATCAGTCTTTACATGGAGCCAAGTTGATGATACAACTACAGGAGGTTCATCTTGGACCGACGTAGATAGTACAACAGGAGCTGGCGGCAGTAGCTGGCAAGAGGTAGCATAATATGGCATCAACTTACTCAACCCGTTTAAAAGCGGAATTAATAGGCTCAGGAGAACAAGCAAACTCTTGGGGTAATACAACTAACGATACATTTAGTAAAACATTTGAGGAAGCAATTTCTAATGTTTACGAAAAAAACTTATCAGGTGTTTCTTCTCCATACGAATTAACCAATAGTAATGGACCAGTGACTGAGGCTAACAACGAAATGCGTCAAGCAGCAATTCGTTTTTATGGTCATACCGCTGCTATGGTTATTAGACAAAAAGCAGCAAATTCTGGAAATGGTTATGAAAGAATATACACAATTATTAATGACGGAACTGCGAACGGAACTATACAACTTCAAATAGGAACAAATAATACTTCAGACATTATATCTCCCGGCGGTAGAGCTATTATTGCAACCAACGGAACAGATTTTTACACAATAGCTGGTGGTGGTAGCACCGGCACAAACTGGAGCACAATAACTTCTGCTACAGCAAATATTTATTCAGGACAAAAAATATTTGTGGATACTTCTAGTAATGCAATAACTTTAACTTTACCGTCTTCCCCTTTTGCTGGAGACGAAATTGCTTTTTTAGATGTTGCAGATAATTTTGATACTAATGCATTAACAATAAATCCAAACGGTAAAAAAGTATTTGGCGCTACAGCAAACGGAACAGTTTCAACAGAAGGCGCTGCATTTACACTGGTCTTTACAGGAAATACGCACGGCTGGAAATTAACGGAGAAGTAATATGGCAACATATGAATCGAGACGTTATAATACTCCGGTACCTGACGCTAGTAAGATTGCTGACGGTTCAGTAAACAATACTGAGTTTCAACATCTAGACGGCGTTACATCAGACATACAAAGTCAGTTTACTGGTAAGCTTCCACTTGCCGGTGGAACGATGACCGGGGATTTAAACTTTGGTGACAACGTAGATATAAATGTTGGGGCTGGTACAGATCTAAAAATTCTACACGATGGTTCTAATAGCACTATTAAGAATGACACAGGTGCATTAATTATTAATGCTAATACTTTACAACTTAAAAACAATGCAAACGATGAAACGCTAGCAACTTTTGCTAACGGGGGCGCAGTAAATCTTCGTTTTAATGACGGTACAAAACTAGAAACTACAAACACTGGTGTAAATGTTACCGGGGAACTTGGAGCAACTGGAAATATTACAGCTAGTGGAAATGTAAATGGTAATGGGCAAAACCTTACAAATATAAACGGATCAAACATTTCATCCGGTACTGTAGCTGACGCAAGAATATCAACTTTAACTGCAAGTAAATTAACAGGAGCTTTACCTGCAATCGATGGATCAAATTTAACAGGCATTGATTCAATTCCTAGTAGTTCTACAGCTGTAGGGGCTATAAAATATTTTGCTCTTTATTACGATGGTTCTGGTACTGATAGTAATACTAGTATAGGTGTCGGGACTGAAGTTGTTCCATCCACATATAATTCTAGTAATAAATATTTATCCAGTTCTGTAGAATATAACAACAGCGCTAGTTCCTCTGGACCACAAGACACAAGTAGTCTTGGTTATCTGGTTCCAGGGTTTTCTGGAACCTCTGGCGGTGTATCAGGTAAAACTAGAGCAACTGAATCAGGAACTTGGAGATGTATATCACAAGCTATTTATAATAAATTTACCACTTCAGGAAACAGCGGTGGAACTTATACTATTTCTGGCGCCGGATTATTTCAGAGGATATCATAATGGCAACATACGAATCAAAAAAATATAGAACTATACCAATTAACGCAGAACAGATAGCTGATGAGTCTATTAGCAATACAGAGTTCCAACATCTTAATGGTGTTACAGGAGATATACAGACTCAAATAGGTAACTTAGATACTAGCAAATTACCTAAAGCAGGTGGCACAATAACTGGCAATATTACTATCACTGATAATGATCATCTTTATGTTGGAGATGGTCAAGATTTAGATCTTTATTCTGATGGCAGTAAGATATTTTTTAAAACAAATGATTTAGCAATGCAAACATCTACTGGAGAAAACTATGCTGTAATGACTGCTAATGGTGCTGTGTCTCTATATTACGACAACTCGCAAAAAGTTACTACAACATCAAGTGGATTTAGTGTTAGTGGTCTAATGGCCGCGACCACTGCTTCGACTACCGGTAACATGACTTGTGGTGGTGCCCTTACAGCTACCGGAGACATAACCGCATTTTCTAGTGAAGCATTGAAAGATGATATAAAAACAATTGACAACGCATTGAGCAAAGTATGTGATATGAGAGGTGTATATTATACCAAGGATGGTGAATCGGGGACCGGTGTTATAGCAGAAGAGATAGAAAAAGTTTTACCTGAAGTCGTTAGAGAAGGTGAGCACAAATCCGTTGCTTATGGAAATATTACAGGTATTCTTATTGAAGCTATTAAAGACTTAGGCTATGAGGTTAAAAAACTAAAGGAGTCTAAGTAATGGCTGGTCTAGCTGCTAACACTAAAGTTCCATCATCTGGACCAATTTCTATTACTGCTCTTAAAGCTGCTTATGCTAATCAGATAGCACGAAACAATATGAATGGAGGAGGTAATGGTAATAACATGGACTCATATAGAGGACCTTCATATCTTTCAGTTTCATCTGTGCCTTTTAATAGTACTACTGCACCAACTAGGCAATATCCATCTAGTTCTGGATCAATAAGTTTTTCTCAAATGAGAAATAGAATTGATTGGTTACAAGCTACTCCAGTTGCTAACCAACAAATTAATATGATTTCAGATCAATATCCAATTGGAGGCTGTGCTGGAGCCGGTGTTAAAGGTATGAATTTTAGAACAGACGGTTCAAAAAATGTTGCTATTTATTGTGGTGGTGCGTATGCTGACTATTCTTCAGTTGGTTCAACAAATTATGACACTTCTTATGGTGGAACAGTTACTGCATGGACTGGTGACTCTACTAGTGACTACGGTCCTTCCCCTGTTGGTGGCACCGGCAAAACTTTTACTCTTAGCGGACTCAGTGGATCTAACCACGACGCAACTTCTAATCCAGGAAAAAGTATATACGCATATAGTAGGGATAACGTTGTATTAACTGTTAGAATGCTTTGGAACTCAGATACTGGACTTGGTGTTCAAATTATATATAACTGTAAAGGTGGTACTTGGCCTAATGGTAATGGCTATAGTTTAGTAACTCTTTGGAACTCAAACACTACACTTAACATGACCTTTGAGGAAACAACGGGATGACATTAATTAAAGCACAATTTCAACCAGGCATCGATAAGCAAACTTCTACCTATGGCGCAGAAGGTAAATGGGTTGACTCTAAAAATGTTAGATTTAGAACAGGTCTACCAGAAAAAATTGGTGGTTGGGAAAAAGTTGTTAATAAATATATTGCTGGTGTGGTTAGAGGCGTTAAAGCATGGGTGTCAAACACAGGTGTGCGTTACATAGCTTTAGGAACAGATAGAAAACTATATGTTTATTCCGAAGGTATTTTTTTCGATATTACTCCTTTGCGTAGAGACAATGTAGGACTAACTAATCCTTTTACAACTACTTCTGGTTCTTCAACAGTTACAGTTGCAGACAACAGTCACGGTTTTGCAGTTGGTGATTTTGTAATATTTAAAAACTTTTCAGCTGTTGGCGGTCTTGATATGAACAATGAGTTTGAAGTCAAGTCTGTTGTTAATACTAATTCGTTTACAGTGCAACACACCTCAAATGCTACCGGTTCTGTATCAGGCGGAGGAGGTTCAGGAAATTTAGATGGTTTAATACCTGTTGGAACTAATGTTTCTACATTTGGTTTTGGTTGGGGTGTAGGTGCTTGGCAAGGAACTGGCCGAGCTTGGAACACACCAAGTTCTACTTCTACTGTAGCGTTGGATGCTACTTACTGGTCATTAGATACGTTTGGTGAAGATTTATTAGCGATTCGTAATAATGATAAGTTGTATCGTTGGGATTTATCAGCGGGCACCGGAACGCGGGCCGCGGCTGTTGCAGGTGCACCAGAAAGAAGTCGTTTGACCTTAGTGTCTTCTCCTGACCGACATATATTTTTATTTGGTACAGAGGTAACAATTGGAAATGCAACTACACAAGATGATTTATTTTTAAGGTTTTCTTCACAAGAAGATTTTAATACATGGGCTCCAGCAAGTACAAATACTGCTGGTACTTTTAGGATACAAGACGGCTCTAAAATTATGTCTGCAGTTAGGTCTAGAGGATCTATTCTTGTGTGGACAGATACAGCATTACACTCGCTTAATAATATCGGTCCACCTTTTATTTTTGGTCTAAGTCAAATTGGAGCAAACTGTGGAGCGGTGTCACCTAATTCAGTAGTTGATGTTAATGGTGTAACTTTCTGGATGTCACAAACAGCTTTCTATATGTTTGATGGTGCAATTAAAAAACTACCTTGCACTGTTCAAGATTTTGTATTTGATGATATTGATGGTACTGCACAAGGGCAAGTAGCTGCAGCAGTTAACACTGATTTTAATGAAGTAACTTGGTTTTATCCGACTAACAATTCTAACTTTTTAAATAAATCAGTTACGTATAATTATTTAGAAAACGTTTGGTATACTAATGATGGGTTTGCTAGAACAGGTTGGATCGATCGTGGTGTTTATAGTGCGCCTTATGCACCCTGTTATAAACCAACTGTTTTACCTAACAATGAAGTTATCATGGGTGTTACTGCTGGGTCTAGTATACTATATGCACATGAAGCAGGTTTTAATGATGACGGTGCAGCGATGGAATGTGAAATAACTAGTGGTGACTTTGACATACAAGAAGGCGACGAAGTATTTTTATGTAATAGAGTATTGCCTGATTTTAAAACACTTACTGGTAATGCTGATGTTAGAGTTAGGTTTGCTAATTACCCTGCAAGTACAAACACCAGAGATTTTACATCAACAATAACAGACACGACTAAATTCTTCTCTGTCAGAGGCAGAGGACGACAAGCAAATCTTAAAATTAGTGCTGATGCTGTTAATGATAACTGGAGATTTGGAACTATACGAATGGACATTAAACCGGATGGCAGAAGATAATGGCTAGAATTAATATTACTAGGCTTCCGTTGCCGCAAGATAAGTTTGATAGACAACAGCAAGATATTCTGATACGTGAATTAGAAAGTATCATACAACAGTTAAACTTTACGTACCAGCAAGATCTACGTGAAGAGCTAACAGCAAGGATATGGTTTTTAAAATGAGTGATGTATATAAAAATAGAAGTGTAACTTTAGCTACTACAAACCAAACAGTAATATATACGGTGCCAACAGCTAACGTTACTACGGTGCCACCACAAAAACCAGTGCAAGCTTTGATCAAGTCTATCCGAGTATGTAATGATTCAGGAGGAGCGGTTACAATAACAATAGTAAATACAGACGCTAGTGTTGGTGCGGATATTAAAATTACAAACCTTTTATCTATTGCGTCAAACACTGCCGTAGAAATACTGGATCAAACTTTGGTGGTAGAAGACGGAGACATAATTAAAGCAACAGCTAGCTCAGGAGGCGCGCTAGATATAATAGTTTCAGTATTGGAGATAACATAATGAAAAAAATACAAGACGCTAAAATCATAGGACATCAGCAAATAGAGGGTAAAAAAGTACCTGTTCTACAACCTGAGGTACACCAACGAATCTATTGCAAAAACTGCGAGAATGAGGTAGATTCAGACGAAGAGGCAACTGGAGTATGCAGTAATTGTGGTGAGCCTTGGGCAGTCCACAAAGCTAAAGATATTCAAGTGAAAGTAATTCAGATACCTATAGGTTCTGGAACTGGCGAATAAACAAGACTAGCCAACTTGCGATAAATTATGGATGATCTGTTAGACATCATAGCCCTATATAAAGACCACTATCCTTTATGGGCCAACGACAGTTTAAAAGACATTTATGCACATATTTATCCTTCTCTAATTTTAAATCAGTTTACCGTTAATCGTGATGATGACGGGATTTACGGGTTTACAAATTGGGCGTTTTTAAATGACGAAACAGAACAAAAATTTTTAGACGAAAGATCGTTAGATCTAAATGAATGGAAGACTGGAAATAAGACTTGGGTTATAGATACGATATATACAAAAGAACACAATGCTATGAAATTTAATAAAACATTTTTTACTCATTTATTAGGCCCAGGAAAAACAGTGCAATGGTTGCGACTAGCTCCAAATGGATTAATCAGAAACCATTTTAAAGTTATTACAAAGGAGGCCTGGTTGTAATGGGTTCTATTAAGAAAAAATTAACAAAAACACTTCGTAAGATTACACCAAAAGAGATAGCACCTATTTTACCTTTTGTGGCTATGGCTATTCCAGGTATGCAAGGAATAGGGATGGCTATGAGATATGCCTTACCACAACTATTAACAGCAGCAGCATCGGCAAGACAATCAGGTGACATAAATTTAATGAACCAAGCATTGGCATTAGCTGGAAGTTATGCAGCAGGTCCTGGTGGATCAGCAGCTACTGACGCACAAAAAGCTTTTGCCGCAAAGGCACCTCAAACTGAAATGATTAATGCATCTAGAAGTGCTAGAGGAGCATCGTCTTTAGGACAAATATCAAACCCAACTTTAGCAGCAACTAATCCAGCTGCTTTTGCCGCAAATAATGCAAAAGACTACTCTGCTTTTTTAACAAATAATCCAAACATAGAGAGATCTTTCATGGATTCTTTTAGAGAAAATATTTTACAGCCCGCTAACGCAGGTTTGAATGATCCGTTTAGTAAAAAAGGTTTGATGACTATAGGTGGCGCTGGTGCGACCATGGCAACAACTGATTATGCTAAGAAAAAAGAAAATGAAATGGAACAAGAAAACGAAGAACGAATGGGTTTCATCGGAGATTACTATGACGCAACAGAAGCAATGAAAGATTATTTTGTAAACCAAGAATACACGTTAGAAGATGTTTATGGTAAAGGTAATGTACCAAGTTTCTTACTTGCAAAC